TGTTAACACTAAAGTTCCCCCTTTGCAATCCTCTTCAGTGATTAAAGAAGCATTTTCTATTCGTTATCCAGATTTAAAATATAAGTTAGACTGGATACCCCGTCATTATTGGTTTTCTACCGTTTCTGCGTGTAGGAAAGGACGGATTGATATAAAGTTGTTGCATGATGTATCAGCATCATACAAACAACGCATATTCAACTGTTTACGGAAAGATTGGCAAAAAGATCTAGGAGCCATTTCTCGTTTAGATGCGATTAATGGGTGTGAATACAATCATTCTCGTTTAGAACCCCTTGATTTTAAAACTAGTTGTGGCTTCCCTTTTGGGTGCCCAAAGAGTTCTAAATTGAGAGTGGTTGATTATAAGAATGATCTGCCAGTGCGAGATTTCGATGAAGAGCTTCTATTGCACTATGAAGATTGTACAGCTAGGTTACATCGAAATGGGTTTTCTGGCTGCATTTTTTCTGCGCAGCTTAAAGATGAACCAATAAAACCGAAAAAAATGGTTGAGCGAGGACAACGGGTATTTATGTGTTCTAATGTTATTTTTACAGTGAAGATGCGTGAGCTCCTCTTGACTTTTTGCAATATGGTTAAGAGAAATTGTTTTGCTTTTTCATGTGCTTATGGACTCAATGCCCACTCTATTGAGTGGACATTTATAGACGCTTACTTATCTGCAATCAGTGACGATATTATTGAAGGAGATTATACTGCTTTTGATGTCAATATGGCTCCTGAGTTTACCTTGGAGGCATGTGATATTATTAGGGATATTTGTATAATGTCAGGTCAATATTCTCGATCTGAAATAATGATTTTGGAACGATTACTTGATGAGGTTGTGAATCCTGTATGCGTGTTCGATGGTGATATTTTTCGCGTGCATGGCACTAACCCCTCAGGTAATAGCATAACAACAATCATCAATTGTATAGTAAATGTACTTTATTTGATGTATTGTTATGAGAAGTTATGCCCTGGTCATGAGAAGAAGAAATTTTTTAGGTATGTGCGTCCCATTGTTTATGGAGACGATAATTTAGTGGCTGTGTCACCAGTGATCCATAGCTGGTATAATTTTTCTGGTATACGTGACGAGCTTGCTAAAATTAATGTCAAGTACACAAGTGCAGATAAAACACTAGATGGATGTTTTAAACCATTGTCGGAAGTATCATTTTTGCAACGTGGTTTTCGTCGCATCGGCGGTATTACATATGCCCCTCTTAACCTTGAATCAATTGTTCGCGCATTTAGTGTTAGCGAGATTTCGTCTGCTGTTTCTAGACTAGAATCATTGCAGGGTACTGTGGAGAGTATGTATAGGGA